CACCATCTTATGCAATGGCATCGCTGTGATAATACGTAACATGCGTTCACTTATTTTCTTCTTCTTATGGGGCTCGCCCTTAAGAAAAACTTTTAGATCGAATGGATTATCCCATTCCGCTTTTACGATATCAATCAAACCTTCCACCCCATACTCACGAATGGCATCCGCATTTCGCGGAAGACCATCTGAACTATAAGGGTATCCGGCGCTCCTACTTCCTTTAACTAAAGTTGACTCTATGATTCGGCGGATCGCATCCCGCGAATCATAATCAGCGTCAGGACTAAACTTGTTATGTTGTAGCATAACCTCGGCTAGACCTAAAACACGCTCGATCTCCTTCTCCGTTGGAGGAGCCACTATTGTACCCATCCTATCCTCGAACATGGCCAAGTGCTTAACTAGAGAGAGCTCTTCGGCTCCTTTCGTAATCTCAAACTCACCATACGAATCGGGAACAAATCCTCGTTTGATTAACTCCGGGCCATGAGCCGCGAGCATCTCTACAGAGAGCTCGTGCACGCGCGGATAAGCACCAGTATGAACTGGGGCTTTGTTCTCGATCTTTCGAAATATATTCGGGTTCAACCCCAAATCGAGCACGACATCAGGGGCCGCACGCTCCATATTAAGCTTTGGCTTCTTCTTTGAGAGTTTAGCCAACTCTTTATTACGGGTCGTACGACGTCCCTTATCATCATAATACGGATCATCCCCATAAGGATCCTGCATTTCGCTAGGTATTTCACCTTCCTCATCGGAATAGTCTGCATCCTGATAATAATCATTATTCTTGTCTTCATAACGGTGTAATTGGGACTGATAGTAATCTTCATTTAGATAAATCACCTGCCCATCACGCCCCATAAAGACATGATCGCCATCCTCGTTTTCAATTCGACCCTCTTTTCCTCCTAACCAAACGACATCTTCCCGCTCAGTAAAGATAAGATCAGAGGTTTCTTCATTGGTGTACTGCATCGCGTGTAAAATAGACTCAATACGTATCGCTTCATTTCTGTCGCCTTGCGCGGCATAATGAAGACCCACCATATTGGTTCCACTGAACACGGGACCACCACTAAAGCCTTGTTAGTACTCGCCGTGTGCCATAGAATGTGGCGACCACTGTC